ACCGGTCGTGGTGATGTCTGTCGGCGCAGTATCTTCCATGTGAAGTGTCGCTTGATCTGAGAGTTCAAAGCGCGGTGCATCGCCGCTGACACTGACAAAGTCAGCAGCGTCCATTGCGATGACCGTACCCATCGGCACGGTGCCCGCATCGATGATCGACCAGCCACCGAGATTGCCCGCAGCGACTTCCGCCCGGAAGGGAAAGACGCCCGCACCCGGCATCGCGATCAAGCCGAGGCTGCTCAACTGCTGCGGATTCATCAAGTACACAGGACTGCGGATATTGCCTGCGGTGCCTGTCAGCAATGCTCCCGTAAGAGCTTTGATGTCACCAACCGCCGCATTGAACCCGCCGCCTGCCGTCGGCGTCAAGCCTGCCACACCATTCAGGATGCCAGCCGGACGCACCAAGGTTGCCGGATTTGCATCCAGCAGAACAGCGTCCAGCGAGATTGCGGTATCCTCACCGATCGCATTGCGCAGTAGACCTTCGATAGCTGGTACACTGTGCTCGTCGATCTCACGTGTCCACGTCGTGATCACCGCCATCTTCTTCGGGGTGAGCGTCTGTGACGTGAAGGCACCCTGACGAACCGGAATCGGCAATCCTTCACCGACGAAGCTGCCGGCGATTGTCGGTGTCCGTGATCGCGTCGGGATGACGATCTTGCCATTCCTGCCAAAGCTGAGTGACAAGCCCGCCCCACTGAGCCGTGGGAACACTGACTTCGGCATCAGCGTTTCCATGAACGCAACGACGATCTGCTGGACCAATTCCGCCGCCCAGCCAACCTGCGTCGTGGTTGCAACAGAGGACGCCGCCCGCTGTGCCCAATCAACGATCGCACGAGTCGGCTCGTCATCGCCGTAGATCGTGCGGCGAATTTCGTCGATCGGCTTCTTGTGGATATGACTGAACAGTTGCACCGTGCCAGCGCGCACGAGCAGATCAATCGGCGTGAGCTTCTTGGTCTGCAGGCTGAATGGACGCGCCTTTGCCGTGATGACCGCAGGCGCAGCCACGACCAGACTGCGCTTCGGGTCTTCGGCGGTTTCAGCAAGGTGCCGCTCGGATTCACGGAGAATGGAAAGCCCCCGCTCCTCCTGAGCGATTTCCTTGTTCGCGGTGGTGACCTGCTCAAGCTGTTCATCGCTGACGTTACTGTCATCGACCTTCTCGAGTAGAGCAGCCAACGCGTCTTTCTTTTCCGTCAAACGCTTTTCAGCGTCAGTAATACGTTGTGACAACGACATCGTCGTGTCCTTTCTTTTCGATCTTCCAGTGTCGGCCTGCTTGCCGCTGAACCCGCGTCGCTGAACAGTGGTCTTTCTGCCTCGCTCGGCAAAGACAACTTCCATCGTCGCGGGTGAAACGCCTAGTGACTTCGCGATAGCCAGCGCATTGGGATTGGCCGGAACGCTGACGAGGCTGGTCTCGACAAGTTCCTGTTTCGTGAAGCGCAATCCGCTGAACGGATTCTTGCTGTCGAGCTGAGTATGCTCCTTCGGGCGGAAGCCCACGGACACAGCGCGTAGAATGTCCGCTTCTATGAGTTTACGAATCTCATCAATGCGTTCACTGGTGCCAGCCGGTGCCAGCTCCAGCTTGCCCTTTAACTGCTTGCCCTCCACGCGCAAATTTGTCCACTTGCCGATCGGGAAGTCACTCTTGTGTCCGAACAAGGCAATTGGATTGCGCTTGAAATTTTCAAGCTCCCAGCCATCGGACATGATGATGTCGTCCATGCGATCTGGAGTTTCGTCACTCATTACGAATTCCATATCGGAAACCTTGGCGGCATGCGTCTTGTGGACCACGCCTTTGGCGGCGCGATCGTCCCATGCAATCTGACAAGTTTCCTCGTCGTCGTTCTCCATGCAACGATCCATGAAGTCTTCGTAGCTTTCGCCGGGATCCGGCTCTGGCTGTTTTGTTTTCATGGCATGACCTCAATGGCGATGGCAAACTGCTGCCGCTCTGCCTGAATGACCGGATGCGCACCGGTCCCTGATCTTATTTTCAAGAAAGCCGCAGCCCTGACGAATTCTTCATTGATGACAATGATGGCGGCATGCTCTTTCTTTGGCACGACGACCGTGACCTCCTCGCCTCTGGCATTGTACAGGTCATTGTAGCCATTGCCGTCACTGCTGATCTGGAACGTCAGATTCCCGCCGCTCCATTTTGTGGATGGCATGGTGATGCGCACAATGCTTCCGGCGCTGCAGTCTACTCCACTGCTGAGGGACTCACCGGCTTCAATCACAGGCCCATCGACGATTTGTAATGTCACAGCACTGCCTCCATGTTGAGCGCCATGCGCAACATGATGTTGCCAGCCATGGCCACCTTGACCTTGTCATCCTGTAGCACGATCTTCACTTCGTGATAGTACAGGTCCGGCTTGATGCCGACCGTGTCTATCGCGTCAATCGTAATGTCCAGCTTTGTGCCACTGACCGCAATACCATTGGTCAACGACTTTTTGATAATCACTTCACCGGGTTCATCGTCCAGCGACCAAGCGGACTTGGCCATCCACCATTCAATCGACTTGGCGGTGGCAATGTCATAGCCTGTCATTTCAACGGAGATGATCTTATCCTCACCGACGAAGAGCTGACAGTTCTGGTTCAACCCGGCGCTGAGCGCAACAGGATCCGGCGTCATCGTCTATCACTTTTCATGGTCGTTGTTTCCGCCATCGTCGCGATTCGGTAGCCGAACAACGTGTTGGCCGCTGCAATAAGGAGCGCAATCAGCACGATGGCACCGAGCACATATTTGACCGGCGTGACCCACGGTCCGCCGCCCATCTGGCTTGCGATCCAGTCTAATACTAAATTTATAATGTAGAGCACAACCACAGCCACGATGACGCTGACGGCAAACCACACGACACCCAGCGGCGATATGCTAATGCCGCCCGCCAACCCGAACACGGCGGCAAGCACCAGCACCAGCGCAATCAACAGCAAAGCACCGATGGCAATCTTGGCAATCTTGGCGAAGAACGCATCCGGCGCGACCTTGTCGATGGACAAGAAGAAAATGCCGCCAGCCGCCAGCAGTGCGATGATGTTGATCACGAACTGCACCAGTCCAGAACCTGACATTGTCATAGCTCCTCTTCGCTCATTTCCTGTAGAAAACGATCCCAATCCTCAGCGGGTCCGACCACCACCTGCCATGGCAATGTACGCACAATGTCGCAACTGCCGCCAGCGAAGGCGCTGCCTATGCGTTTACATTCCCTTTCAGTCCCACGGAAAAATTCCGCGACCCCGAAGCTACACTCGTCAGCCCGCTCTATGCGATATGTGACGACCCATTGTGACATCAGAAAATCAATGTTCGAGTATCCACTTCCTCCGCGTATTGTCCAGCGACGCCCATCGCCATGGTGAGTGCAACCAGCCCGTCGATGCGTCCTGTGGATTTGTTCTTGCTGAGCTTACGGTTCGCGTCATCCTTGCTGTCAATCACCGCGCAAGCAGCGCACATGGCCAGCACTGGATGATTGCCGTGCGCCAGCTCCTTGGCCTTCAAGGCTTGCTCCAGATCCCTGAGAGCCGGGGACATTGACTGCGTGCCCTGCCCGAACTCCACAAAGATGTCTTCAACCTTGGTTTCAGAAAAGCCCGCCTTTAGCAGCCAAGGTTTCAGATGCTTCATGTTCCAGCGATCAAAGCCGATTTTTCTAACATTGTAGATTTCACAAACATGGAAGAGCCACTGCGCGACGTATTCATAGCTGACAGTGCTGCCTTCCGTGGTTTCCAGAAAATCCTTTTCACGCCACAGGTCATACGGGACGCGATCCTTCTTTGCCTTTTCACGCAAACCCTTTGCCGGAAGCCAGAACGTCGGATGCACCTGCCAGACGCGTTCCTTTTTACCTATCAGGACCAGCGCCGTCAAATCCGCGACGCTGGAGAGGTCGAGGCCACCATAAACAGGGACATCGTCCAGCGGCGCAGGCGGTGTGCCGCAGCCTTGCCAAACGGATTGCGTCACGAACGGATTGTTGATCTCTACTCTTTGATTCAGTATAAGATTCCGGTACTCGGACTCTCGCGACGGCATGCGCTTGGCGTCGTGCGCCATGCTGAGCACTTCTTTTTTATTCATGAAAACGTTCAGCGCCGGATTTGCCTTTTCGATGGTTGCGACGGCGAATGGATCATCGTCGGCGTCCGCCGCGTCAATGCGCAGCACGGTATGCGGATCATGCCCAGCCTTGGCGTCATCAATGAGGACCGATAAGAGATCGGCGTCCGTCGGGGCTTGTGTACTGATGATAATCGTCAACGGATTCTCTTGCGCGGCGGTGGCGGTTTCCAGCGCTTCGTACAAGGGACTTCTTGCACCACGGACCTGCCCAAGCTCGTCGTGGATGATCAATGCCGGGGACAAGCCGAAGTTGGTGCCGACGTCTGCGGACAAGGCGCGATAGACGATGCCCAGCTCCGGGCAAAAAAGTTCTTTCTTGGTTTCCCTGACCATGATGACGTTGTTCAACGCCTCATTCATTCTAACCATCTTGGTTGCAAGG